GCCAGTCGATCGCCGACACCGGTGTGGCCGTGGTCCCGATCCACGGTGTCCTGGTCAGCCGCAGCATGCAGATGAACCCCTGCGAAAGCATGACCAGCTACGAGCAGATCCGTGCGCAAGTGAGCGCGGCGCTGGCCGACCCTGCCGTCGAGCACATCGCCTTCGACATCGACAGCCCCGGCGGCAGCACGACCGGCGCCTTCGAGCTGGCCGACTTCCTGTTCGAAGCGCGTGGCGTCAAGCCGATGAGTGCGATCGTCAACTTCAGCGCCTACTCGGCCGCGTACCTGATGGCTTCGGCCATCGGCGACGTCTCGATGTCGCGTACCTCCGGCGTCGGGTCGGTCGGCGTGATCGCCAAGCACCTGGATCAGTCGGCGCGCAACGAGCAAATGGGCGTGAAGGTGACGACCATCTACGCCGGCGCGCACAAGAACGACATGAGCCCGCACGAGCCGCTGACCGAGCAGTCTGCCAAATTCCTGACCGACATGGTGCAGAACTACTACGCGCAGTTCGTGGACGCAGTTGCCCAGTATCGCGGCATCGACGTCGGCGCTGTGCGTGGCACCGAAGCTGGCGTGTTGCTCGGGCAGGCTGGCGTCGACGTCGGCTTTGCCGACCGGATCGAAACGCCGCAAGCAGCCGCCGATCGCATCGGCGCCCAGGCCCGCCAGGCGCGTGCCGCGCGCACCTCGAAGCAAACCTCTATCGGCGCCCGCGCGAAAGCGATGGCGCTCCAGTCCCAAATTTGACCGCGTTCGCGGGACAAGCAACCAAGCCATCTTCGGGTGGCTTTTTCTTTTCTAGGAGAGGCAAATATGCCAACCATCAACGAGCTCCGCAGCGAACGCGCCAAGGTCAACGCCAGCGTCCAAGCTCTGGCCCAGATCGAAGCCGGCGGCGGTACCCTGACCGCTGAACAGCTGACCGAGTTCGCTGGCCTGCAAGCCAAGTTCGGCGAGCTGACCGCGCAAATCACCCGCATGGAAGCGGCCGAAACCATCGCCGCCGCCGCCGCAGTACCGGTGGACCGCGCGCTGAACGCCGCGCACCAGCCGGCTCCGCCGCCGGCCGCCGGCGCTTCGGGCAGCATGCCGGCCCGCCCGCGCACCCCGGAACTCCCGGGTTCGGGCATGTCCCGCATGGTCCGCGCGCTGGTCGTCGCCGGCGGCAACCAGCAGGTCGCAGCCAAATTCGCCATGGACAACCAGTTCGGCGAAGACGTGGCGATGGCCCTGAACACCCTGACCCCCGGCGCCGGTGGCGTCCTGGTCCCGGCGAACATGGCCCGCGAAGTGATCGAGCTGTGGCGCCCGCAATCGGTCGTGCGCCGCCTGGGCGCCCGCTCGCTGCCGCTCACCAATGGCAACATCACCCTGCCGCGCCTGAAGGGCGGCGCAGTGGTTGGCTACATCGGCAGCGATACCGACATCCCGACGACCGGCCAGACCTTCGACAACCTGAAGCTGTCGGCCAAGAAGCTGACCGGCCTGGTCCCGATCTCGAACGACCTGCTGGCATACGCCGGCACGAGCCCGAACGTCGACAAGCTGGTCGTGGACGACCTGACTGGTGCGATGAGCTCGCGCGAGGACAAGGCCTTCATCCGTGACGACGGCTCGCTCGACACCCCGAAGGGCCTGCTGGCCTGGGCGCTGGCCGGCTTCAAGATCGTCGCCTCGGACGGCGCCACGATCCAGAAGGTCGAAAACGACCTGAACAAGCTGATTCTTTGCCTGGAAGCCGTCAACGCCAACATGGGCGCCCCGGGCTGGATCATGTCGCCGCGCACCTTCCGCTTCCTAGAAGGCATGCGTGACGGCAACGGCAACAAGGTCTACCCGGAAATGAAGGACGGGAACCTGAAGGGCTACCCGATCGGCAAGACCACCCAGGTGCCGAACAACCTGGGCGCCGGCTCGAACGCGTCGGAGCTGTACTTCGTCGACTTCAACGACTGCTTCATCGGCGAGGACGAGACCCTGCTGATCGACTACTCGAAGGAAGCGACCTACAAGGACGACCAGGGCAACGTGGTCAGCGCCTTCCAGCGTGACCAGACCCTGGTCCGCGTGATCGCGAAGCACGACTTCGGCCCGCGCCACCAGGAATCTGTCGCCATCCTGACCGGTGTCACCTGGGGCGCGTAACGCGGCCTGATTGCCGACCCGCTGCGGTGGGTCGGCTTCATCAATTCAATAGGAACTGAACATGAAATCGGTCGAATTCCTCAAGCCCTGGAAGATTTACAGCCCCGGCGACATCGCCGGATTCGAGGCTAAACAGGCCGAGCGCCTGATCGATGGCGGCGTCGCCAAAGAAGTCGCGACTGAAGAAAAGCCCGCCGAAGAAAAGCCGGCGAAACCGGCGAAGTAACCCATGAAGCCTAAAACCGCCGCCTGGCTCGCCCGCGTGCGCGCCGGCCGGCGGCTTCCGCTCGTTCGAACACCCTGTCGGAGATCCGAATGATCCACCTGACGATGACCCCGCAAACGTCGGCCATCCGTGCCTACGACCAGCCAGGCGGCTACGAAAACCGGTTGCCTTACCTAGCCATCGTCACGGTGACGCACCTCACTGACAAAGTCGTCTACCTCCATGGCGCCGTCGGCAAAGTCGATCGCGAGACCTGGGAAAAGACGCTCGACCTGCTGCGCGCCCATGGCGTCACCACGGTGATGCTCGAGCGGCACAAGAAAATCAAAACCATCACGCTGGGCCCGGCCGACGCCGACCCGGCGACCGAATCCTGAAAGGCCGCCATGTCTTCGACCGCATACGACAGCTACCTGGACGACGTCCTGGCCGGCAACATCACCAAGGGCGACACCTATCACGTGCTCCTGGTCGGCTCCGGCTACACCGAGAACAAAGGCGCGCACACCAAGCGCTCGGACATCACCAGCGAGGTGAGTGGTACCGGTTACACCGCCGGTGGCCAGGCCATCGTGCCGACCTTTGCCAAGGACGCGACCAACCACCGCGTGGTCGTCACGTTCCCGCAGGTCGCCTGGGCCAACTCGACCCTCACCGCGCGCAAGGCCGTGTACTACAAGCGCCGGGGCGGCGCGGCATCCGCTGACGAGCTGGTCTGCGTCGACGATTTTGGTGCCGACGTCTCCACCAGCGCAGGCACGTTCACCCTGAACGCGACCACCATCACCATCAACACCCCGGCCTAAAGCATGAAATTTCCCGAGCGCGTAAGAGTTGCAACGACCGGCGTCGGCACAGGCCCGCTCACCATGGTCGCGACGGCGGTTTCGGCCGAATTCCAAACTGTGGTGGCCGCCGGCCTTGTGGTTGGCGATACCTTCACCTATTCGGTCGGTCTCGCTGGCTCGGCTGAATGGGAGTGCGGCGTTGCCACCATCACGACCATCAGCAACGGCACCGCGACATTCTCGCGCACGCCGACCGCAAGCTCGAATGGCAATGCGCTGGTCAACTTCAGCGCCGGCACGAAAGAGGTCGTCGCCACGCCGCTCGGCGCCACGCTGACTAAGTGGGAAAACGGCACCTCGACGCGCTTGGTCTTTGCATCCTCGCTGTGTGTGAGCGACAGCACGCTCGGCATGACGCCGGTCGTCGGCGCAAGCCAAGCCGCGAAGGCGCAGACGCTGCTCGACCTGGCTGCAAACGGCCCGCTGATGCTGCTTTGGGACGTAGCATGCAGTCTCGGCTCGACCTTGCGTGTGCGTAGCAATACCACCATCAAAGCGCTGCCGAACTGCGGCGCCGTCATGCTCGCCGCAAGCAATGTGCCGATGTGGCGCAACTACAACCCGACGAAATCGCCGGGCGCCATCATTGATCAGAATATCCGTTTCGAGGGCGGCATCTGGCACGGCAACCTCGGCACGATGACGGCGAACGATCAGGTGACGCTGTTCGATTTCTACGGTGTGAACACCATTTCGGCCGGTGGCGAGATTGAATTCCGCAAGCCAGCAGGGTTTGCATTCCGTGTCACGAACGGCGTTCGCATCACGGTTGACGGCTACGTCGTGGACCACGGCATCGGCAATACGCTGGTGAGCACGGACGGCATTCACATCAACGGGCCGGCCAGTCACATCAGGATTGCGCGCGGCCGGCATTACAACGGCGCTGATGACGCAATCGCCCTCAACGCTGATGACGGCTGGGGGGCTATTACGCCAGGCCCGCTCGACGGCTCGTATGGCCCTATCACCGATGCAACCATCGATGACATCGAATTTCAATGCTATGTGTGCGGCGTACGCCTGCTCTCCGGCGGCTCGCTTATCGACAACGTCAGCATCAACAACATCAAGGGCAAGACTGGCGCCTATGCTTTCATCGCCGACAATTTCAACCCTGCGCAGACGCAGCAGACTGGACCTGGCAACATCGGAACCGTCCGCCTGAGCAACGTTGCAATGGAGAACGTTCCAGTCAGCGGCTGGGGCAAGATGGCCGTGCACCTCAACTGCAAAATTGGCCAGTTCATTTTCGAGGGCGTCACCAAGAACAAGCTCAACAATGAACTTTTCCCCTCGCTTCGTGTTGGCGAGAAGGCCGACATTGGCCAGCTACTGATCGACAAGTACATCAGCCGCCCGAGCAACGGCGCCACCTACCTGACGAAGCAAATTCACTTCGTCGCGGGTTCCAAGGTCGGCCAGGTGGTGCTTGCCAACTCGATTTTCTATGCGCCGTCAGCAGTATCGGGCTGTCCGGTCGTTGTCGAGAGTGGCGCCACAATCGATCAGATGGTCCTGAGCGGGAACCTCGGTCGCAACTTTACCGATTTCGTGGAGAACAACGGCACTATCGGCGCTGTCATCTCCCCGGCGGGTAGCAACAGCATGGTTACGCCAGCCGCTCCTACTGGCTGGGTCACGCAGAGCGGCACGCCATGGGGCGCCTCGACGGATTCGAGCGCGATCACGTACAACGGCCCGGTTCCTGGTGTGATCGCCTCGGCGAAGCAAGCCGTCAACGATGCTTTCGGCGGTAACGTCAAGGTCAAGGCACGCCTGCGTTTTGCGACGCATACGACTGTCACGCAGCACGCAGCAATCTTGGTTCGTGGTAACAGCCTCGTGCCATACAGCGGCGTCAAGAATTTTATCGGCATGGACATCGCACTCAACCAGAGCGGGGGCGCAGCGGTCAAGTCGCTGAAGTCTGTTGGTGGCGTGCAGAGCAATATCAGCCAAGAAATGAACGCAGGCGCCAACCTTGCTACGGCAACCGACTACGACATCGAATTCAATGTGAAGTCGTCGAGCGCGAGCCAGCATCAGGTCGACATTTATATTCAGCGGGTGTCCGACCAGAAGTGGCTCAAGTACGACAACACCTGGTCCGATACGAAAGTTCAGGCGCGAGGCGATGCTCATGCGGATGCTAATTTGCCGCCTGTATCTGGCGAGGTTGGTATCTACGCCTATGACGAAGGCGACACGAAGAACGCTGGCGACGGCGTCACGCCAACCATCAGTTTCTCCAACTTTACTGTCGCGGCAGCGTCTTAAGCCATGATCGGATACTCGCCCATTGGAGTTACCCCGATCGGGGCGATAGCGGCCGCGATAGCCAGCCGAAATGCGACGGCGCCGGGTGCCAGCCTGGTGGCGACGGGCAGTGCGGTCGGCGGTGCGGCAGTCGGAGCATCTGCCGGTGTGGCCAGCGGTGCGCAGCTGGTTGCGACCAGCAGCATGTCGCCAGGAGCGGCGTCTGGATCCCGGTCGGCCACGGCGAACGGCGCGGTGCTCGTCGCCTCGAGCACGATGGCACCGGGTGAGGCGTCGGGATCCCGAGCAGCCACTGCAAGCGGTGCGGCGCTGGTTGCTTCAAGCTCGATGGCGGCAGGGGCGGCGACCGGCGGCTCTGCAGGCGGAACAATCCCGGGGGCGGTAACGGTGCCGGCATCCCGAACTGCGAAGTTTGCGGCGAATCCACGTGCCGCCGTTTTCAATACATCGCGGCCCGTGGCACTGACGAAGGGTGCACTGGACGAACTGTGGTTTGTCGGCGACTTCAGCAAGGACCTGACGGACGCAGCGACGACAGCGGCGTCGGTCGTTCCGGTATCCGCCGGCGTGGCCGTACTCGAGGGCCCGATGCTTCAAGGGGGCCTTGGCCTAATTAAGCTGGGTGCGATGAGCTCCGGGTCGGCCTCCTTCACGTTTCGAGTGACCTGCGCGAACGGCGAGGTGTTCGATCGAACCATCCTCCTGACTTCGGTGGAAGACCGCCTGTGGGTGTTTGGCAAGGATCCGGACGACCAGCG